GAACGATCCGGCGGCGGCTCAGGAAGTCCTCAACCGCATGACCAATCGCCTGAACACGGCCTATGGCTCCAGCCTCTCGGCTGCTCAGGTGCTTAATGGCATCGCTCCGAAGACCTTCGGCAACATTACGGGTGCTGACGGCAGTCCCATGCCGCTCAACGACTATCACACGGCTCGCACGAAGAGTTGGAAGGAGACTCAGGACCAGATCGACAAGGCTCTGCCTGACTTCCTCGCGGCCCATGCGGCGCGTTCCGGCCAGACCAAGCCTGTGTCCCGTGTTGACCAGATCCTTAACTGGATAGGAAACCAGAACAACCAATGAGCATTTCGTCGGACGAACTAACTCAACTTCGGGCGAAAGCGTCCGACGATCAGATCCTTAATGGTCTCGCCGCTACTGACCCGAACGATGCAAACGACATCAAGGCGCTGAAGAGCAAAGGTCTCAACAGCACTCAGATCCTCAACGGCCTGTCCAAATATCAGGACAAGTTCGGCAGCAGCCAGCAACCTAACACCCCTCCCGCTCTCGGAATGATGGCTTCGGCACTCAACGGTGCCAAGCATATGGGTGAAGGCCTGGCTTATGGTGTCGGTAATTTGGCTGACATGGTGGGGGCTACCTCCAAGGCCACCGGCCTCGGTGATGGCTCTACGTCAGCCGCAGTTTCTCGGATTGCCCACGGCATCGCAGACCTCGACGGACCCTATAAGTCCGCCGCCAGCGAGCTTTCGCTCGACCCTCGGACGTGGACCAATATCCCCCGTGCGGCCATCGAGTCGGCCCCCTATGCGGCTGCGTTGGTCGGTGCGGCTGCTATGGCCCCCGAAGAGGCCGGTTTGGCTGCTGGCGTCGGCGCAGGGTCCCTTCTGCATCTAGGTCAGAACGCTGAGGCCCGCGCAAAGAACAATGGGCGCGACACGGTCTCCAATTCGGACCTCCTTGCGGCTGCTTCCGGCTCCATCGCTCAGGGTGCTTTCGACTATGCAGGCGCTCGCCTCTTGGGTGGCGAAGGGCTTCCCAAGGTCACTGGCGCTGGCCTCCCGGCCCTCAAGCAGACCGCAGCGAACGTCGCGCGCACCGCAGGCGTCAACGCGGCGGCTGGTGGCGCATCGAACCTTGCGGGTCAGATCGGAACCACCGCTGGAACCAATGCTGGACTGAGCGTCGATCCCAATGAGGTCGGACAGTCCGCTCTGGCCAGTGGTCTCGCGGCAGGCGCGCAGAAAGCGACCCTTTCGCTCCCTGAGATCCGGGTCAGCCAGAAGATGGCAGGCCTCGACAAGGACATTCGCGGCGAAGTGGCCCGCGACATGGACAGTACGCTGATCTCTGGCAATCCCAACGATCCCAAAGACACTGGCACGGTCCTTACCAACTCGGCTAACGTCTACTCCAAGCAGACCAACGACGCTCTGTCGGCTGCTAAAGCCCAACTCAAGGCTCTCCAGAAGAACAATCAGGGCACGAACGGTCTGGACGAACAGATCGACCTAGCCACGAACCTGATGACCAATCTGCGCTCCAAAGGCACCAAGCTGGACGATGCGCAGATCGAGGAAGCCAAGAAGACACTCGACCCCTCTCTCCTCACGCCTCTCCTCAAGCTCAACCTTGTGAAGCAGCTTCAGGACCAGGCTGGCGAGTTCTCCAAGCCCGGCGCACAGCTTAACAGCTTCGACGCCCTGCGCGCCCTCCATCAGGCCAAGCGGTCGATGTTTGAGGGTGGTATTGCGGGAGCCATCACGCACAACCCGCTGCTCGGCGCTGCGTGGGCCGCTGCTCCCTTCGTGCTTGCAGGCGTCAAGGGCGTGGGTAACGTCCTGAACCGCAACGCTCACACCGTTGGCGACTTTGTGTCCCGCTTCAGGGACGAGAATGGACCCCTCAACGGCACCATTCTGCCTCCCAATCCGGCTCCTCCGGTCCAGCCGCCTCCGCAGGGTGGCCCGCAGACTCCTGCCGGTCCTCCGGGGCTTCCCGCGCCTCAGATTGGCGCTCAGGCGGCTCCTACGGCCTTACCGAACTATTCCAATGTGATCCAAGCTGGTTCTCCTGCTCGGCCAACCGGGGAAAATCTACCGTATCAACTAATGGCCCTTAGGGCGGCGATGGCAGGGACCAACCCTTCAGCCGCACCTGAGGCTCCGGCACCTCAGCCCGCTCCTAGTCCTATTGAGGAAGCCGCTGCGCGCCATGCTGCCCACCTGAAGGCTATGTCTTCGGGTCTGGCCAAGCAGAAAGCTGCTGCGGACCTCGCTGCGGCCAAGGCTGAGTACGAGAAGCGCCAGGCTGTTGCTGCGGCTCCCGGTAAGGTCGTTGGTCAGATGAGTCCCGAAGCCCTCGCCAACGTAGGCAGGGGCGTTCCAGAAGGCTCTCAGGAGGCCGCTGGCGGCTCTCAGGCCGTTTCGGCTACGGTAGGTGCGCTAAAGGCTGCAAAGGCCTCCAAGGGCCTCCAGAAGCCCGCAGAAGCGCCCTCGAAGGACGAAGGGTACGCCAACGAGGTCTCCAGCAAGGATCACGTCAAGATCGACACTGAATATGGCACCAAGATCCGCCATGTCAGCCAGATCCGCAAGGGGACGAAGGAGGCCGGTACGCTCGGCCACGCCTTGTCCGCTGGTATCTCGGCCCACGGCGCAATCCGCCATGAGATCACTGAGAGCGCCAAGAAGGTCAATCTGTCGCCAAAGGGCCGCTCGCAGATCGTGAGCGCCATGAACCGGCTCCACGTCATCAATGAGCGTCCAAGCAACGGAACCCGCCAGACGGCGCGTGAAGGGCTTAGGGAGGCTATTAGTGGCTTCAGTGAGGCCGATCAGGCGAAGCTGATGAAGCACTTCGAGACGGCGAAGACCAAGGAAGGCAAGCAGTTCTTTGAGGACGGCTGGAAGTTCGGTAACGCCGAAGAGAAGGCTGTCCACGAAAAGAAGACCGCAGCCATCGCCAAGGCTCGCATCACGAAGTCTCAGAAGAAGGCTAAAGAATGAAGCGTGTTATCCACATTGGTGAGGGTAAACACGTCGAAATAGAGGAGGGGGCCATCAACGCGCCTCCTCCCCCGCCTCCCCCGCCTCCCAAGAAGCAGGGACCCAAAGACAACCCTCATCCTAAGGCTATCCGTCCGTACAATCCATGTAATCCCGGCGTCCATACGCACAAGAAGCAGACCGTACCCGGTTATGCTGAATGGCTGAACCTCCGGCATCAACAGACCAAGGCGCACTCTCAGAACATGGGCAGGACGCTTGGTCAGCACGTCGGTATGACAAGGAAAGCCAATGAAAAAGCATGGAGGAAAGCGGAAAAACAGGTGAAGAAGGATATGGAAACCATCAAGAAGGCAGGGATTGATCTTAACGCTGCTGCCGAAGAGGCGCTCGAAGCTACTCTTTTGCTTATGCGGAAGCCCGGCGATATTCGCCTGAGGCTCGCTGCGGCGCGTCAGGTCCTCGAATGGACCAAGGCCAAGCCCGTCGCCAAATCGGAAGTCACCATCAACAAGGCTGAGGAGTGGCTTGCTTCTCTAGCCAAGGAAAGTGATGATGGATCAGAAACTGGCGCAGATTCGTAAGCGCCTTTTAGAAGACTTTGAGTATTACGCATCAAAAGCAATTTTGATCCGAACGAAAGACGGTGAGGTCAAGGCGTTTAACCTCAACCGCGTACAGAAGAAGCTCCTTCGACAACTCATCGCGCAGTATGCGGCAACTGGAAAGGTCCGTGTTGTCATCCTTAAGGCCCGTCAGCAGGGCCTTTCCACTTTCGTTCACGGCTGGCTCTACTGGTTCCTGAGTCAGCACAAGGCCAAGAAGGGTCTAGTGGTCGCGCACGTCGCTGACTCGACCCGCGCCTTGTTCGATATGTACAAGCGTACCCATGAGAATGTCCCTGAGCTTCTAAAGCCCTCCACGAAGTACTCTTCGAGGCGCGAACTTTCCTTCGATGCTCTCGATACGTCTCTCATGGTGGCTACTGCGGGCGGCGACTCGATTGCCCGTGGTGAAACCATCACCCACGCACACCTATCTGAGGTGGCCTTTTGGCCTAAAGCAACCGCTGCTGACAACCTCAACGCGCTCATGCAGGCCATCCCTAATACGCCTGATACCGCAGTGTTCGTGGAAAGCACCGCCAACGGTATGTCTGGCCCCTTCTATGAGCTTTGGAAGGGTGCTGTGGATGGATTGAACGGCTTCATTCCGTTCTTCAGTCCGTGGTTTGACTCGGACGAGTACCGCGAGCCTGTCCCTGAGGACTTCGAGCGGACCTTCGAGGAAGAGGACCTGGTCCTTAAGTACGGCCTCGACAATGAGCAGCTTATGTTCCGTCGCAGGCGTATCGCCATCAACGGGCGCGAAGCGTTCATGCAGGAATACCCGTCGAACGCTGATGAAGCTTTCATTAGCTCCGGTCGACCTGTGTTTAACCCTGAGCAGATACACGAAATGCTCGGTAACGCCCCGGAACCTATGTACCGAATGGCTCTTGAGGGCGCTCGTTTCGAGAAGCACCCTAGAGGCGAACTCTTTGTCTACCACGAAAAAGACCCCCAAGAGATTTATTACATCGGGGCTGACGTTGCTATGGGACAGCGAAACGGAGACTTTTCGGTCGCCCAAGTTCTGGACAGCCACAAGCGTCAAGTTGCCGTCTGGAGAGGACATATCCATCCAGATTTCTTCGCAGATACTCTGTACTGGCTCGGAACTTACTACAACGAAGCCAGAATTGCAGTTGAGTCGAATAACCACGGTATCCTGACAGCCATTCGTCTCGGTAGGGACCTGTCGTATCCGAATATCTTCACTGATATCGCTGAAGGTGAACTGAACGACAAAGAGTCCATCAGGATCGGCTTCCAGACCAATGCCCGCACAAAGCCCCTGATTATTGATCGGCTTCGCGGCTCTCTGCGTGAGCGTGAAATAGAGATCAACGACAAGACCACGCTGCGTGAAATGCTCAGCTACATTGTGACTGAGAGCGGTAAGATGGAGGCCGAAGAAGGCAACCACGACGACTGCGTCATGTCTCTCGCTTTGTGTAATCACATACACGATGGCGTGTTTACGCCCATCACTGTTACTGACGAATATTACGTGCCAGTCATTTAAGGAAAGCAATGGATAAGAGTCAACTGGACGAAAAGTCCATTGGCGTTATCATCGACAATAAGATCAAAGCCTCGGTGGCTTGGTACAACTCGAAGCTGTCGATGGAGCGCGAAAAGGTCATCGGTTACTACAACGGTGATCTTCCTAAGAAGCAGAAAGAAGGCTCCAGCGGCTACGTCTCGAATGATGTTTACGACTCCGTAGAGGCTATGAAGGGCCAACTTCTGGAGACGTTTGCGTCAGGCTTCCAGATCGTCAAGTTCGATCCGCAGAACCCTCAGGACGTTGAGTCCTCCCGTATCGCCACGCTCTACACGGACTATGTGGTCCACAGGCAGAACAACGGCTACCAGATCTTCAACGATGCTATCCATGATGGTCTGACGGCCCGTGCGGGTGTCGCCAAGATCTGGTGGGATGAACGGTACGAGTACCGCGACGAAGAGTTCGATGGTCTCCCGGTCGATCAGGTCGAGGCCCTTGCGTCCCGCAAGGAGGTCAAGGAGCTTGAGGCCGAACAGGACGAGGAAACAGGCCTTTTCAAAGGTAAGCTGACCCATAAGATCGACGTGTCTCAGGTCCGCATCGAGATTGTGAACCCGGAAGAGTTCTCCATCGAGCCTGAGGCCAAAGAGCTTAGTGGCGAGTACTTTACGTGTCACTCGACCGTCAAGACCCGCGCTGAGTTGATCCGCGAAGGCTACGACAAGGACAAGATCAAGCGCATCAACGACGAGGACCGCTACGGCCAGGACATGGCTCCTGAGAAGCTGGCTCGCTTCCGTCAGTTTGAGACCAACATCTTCGCCAAGCCTGACAACGGTCAGGAAGAGCGTGAGTACGTCTTGGTCCATGAGTGCTACATGAAGCTGGTCCGCAAGGGATCCGAAGGTGAGCGCCTGTACAAGGTAGTTCGGGCCGGTAGTGAGACCTTGGATATTGAAGAGGTCGAAGAGCTTCCGTTCATTGCCTTTGTGCCTCTGCCGATCCCTCACAGCTTCTACGGCAACAACTTTGCGGCCAAGGTCATCCAGACGCAGAACGTCCGCTCGACGCTGACCCGTCAGATCATCGACCACGCTAACATCACGAATAACCCGCGCTACACTGTGGTCCGTGGGGGCCTTACGAACCCGCGCGAGCTTCTCGATAACCGCCTCGGTGGTATCGTCAACGTCACGCGCCCGGATGCAGTCAATCCGCTGCATCAGGGCAGTCTGAACCCCTTCACGTTCCAATTGCTTCAGTTGGCTGAGGCGAACAACGAGAAGACCACTGGTATCTCGACGCTGTCTCAGGGTCTCAACAAGGACGCCATCAGCAACCAGAACTCGCAGGGCATGATTAATGACCTTGTGAACCTCTCGCAGACCCGCCAGAAGGTCATTGCGCGCAACTTTGCGTTCAACTTCTTGGTCCCTCTGTATCTCCGCGTCTACAAGCTGGTGCTTGAGAACGAGAAGAAGCAGAAGATCGTTGAGCTTGCTGGTAACTGGGTACAGATCGATCCGCAGACGTGGAAAGAGCGCAAGACGTGTACCGTCAGCTTCCACCTCGGATACGGTGAGCAGGCCCGCGAGGCGCAGAAGCGTATGCAGTTGGCCGCTATGGTCATGCAAAGCCCTGCCGCGCAGATGTTCCAGCCCAAGGGTATGTTCAATTACGTGTCGGATATCTTCAAGCTCGAAGGCATCCATAACGTCACTGATTACATCACGCCGCCCGATCAGCTTCCGCCTCCGCAACCGGATCCATTCAAGGTTCAGGAGATGAAGAACGAGTCGACCAAGGCTCAGGCTGCTCTCATTACGGCTCAGGCCCACCAGGCTAAGGTCCAACTTCAGGCTCAGTTTGAGCAGAAGAAGATGGCTTATCAGGCTGGTCAGGATCACATCAAGAATAACCTCGCGGTGACTGAGGAGAAGCGCAAGGTTCACGAAACGGCCAATAGGATCGACATTGCTCAGCGCGAAATGCACTTGACCGAAACCACTCCGTCCAAGGACGAAGCTATCATTTCTCCAAGTGGATAACTATGAGCATACTCGATTTTCTGAATTTACCCGTTACGGCGGCTAACGCCACGGCCAATCTGGCCAGTGCGCCCAATACGCCCCCGGTGATGACCTCAGGAGACCCCTCGCTGAACATGATGGACCCGCTGGCTGCGGCGGGTCTCCAACAGAACGCTCAGGCTCAAAATCAGGGCGCTCAGTTCGCGCAGGGTCTCCAACTGTACGACCCTCAGAACATTCCGGGGGGCCTCAACCTCCCGGTCCTTAATCCCCCTACGCCCCCGCAGCGGCCTGCGGCTGGCGCTGGCCTTCAGGCCTTCAACAATAGCCTGAAAAGCGGCAACAACGTCCCTCTGCCTCCCCCGCGTCCGCAGAATATCCAGGCGAACCCCACGGCTACCCAATTGCTGTCCGGGGCGGGCAAGAACGGGCATGGCTTGTTTAACAACCTGTTTGGCCTCAACGATCCTAATTGGAACGCCAAGCAGCACGGTCTACTGGCCAACATGGGGCATACTTTCGGTATGTTTGGGAGTGGCCTTAGCAACCTCTTTGGTGGTGGTCAGGCCTCGACGCCCGTTCAGGGTGTCTCTTCGGATCAGCAGCAGCCTCTTATGATTGCTGCGGCCCCCGCTGACACCAATCCGCTTGCCGGTATCTTCTCAGGCCTATTCGGAAGCTAACACAAATGGACGCAGAAGAACTCATTCGGCGGGGCGAACAGGCTCGGCTCATCCTTGAGAGTGAGGACACTATGTTCTTCTTCAGGGATGAGCTTGAGCGCATCAAGCAAGCCTCGTTTAACACACAGCCCGAAGAGGGAAAACTGCGCAGCGAACTGTATTATCGCCACCATGCCCTCTCGGAATTTATCAATTCACTCAAGGCCTACCAGACGGCGGCTGAAGAACTACTGGCTGAGCTTAAGGCCAAAGAACAAGCGAAAGAAATCGACTGATGACGATTGCTACCCATACGGGCGCAACTGAAACTGAAATTACTGGCGGCGTCTTTGATGCTGCTGACGCCTTCCTCGCGCGTATTAAAGAAAAGGGCGCTGAAAAGCTACCCGAAGAGAACGAAGAGGAAGAACACCACGAAGAGCAGGAAACCGAAGCTCCTGAGGCTGACGAGGAGTCCACCGACGAAAGTCCAGAGGACGAGTCCGAAGATAACGAAGCTGAGGAAACTGAAGAGGAAGCCTCCGACGACGACGAGAAACCTTCAAAGGCCAAGAATGAAGATGACGACGTTGTTGTGAAGATCAAGGTTGGCGACGAGGAACATGAAGTCCCCGTCAAGGACCTTAAGCGCCTCTACGGTCAGGAAGCTGCTCTTACCCGCAAGTCCCAAGAAGTGGCTGCACAGCGCAAGCAGTATGAAGAGCTTGGTGCTAAGCAGACGGTCGCCCTGCAAACGATGCTGAACCGCGCTATGGAGCGCGCTAAGCCCTACGAGCAGATCGACTTTCTGACCCTTGCGAAAGACCCCAATATTACCGGCGAGGAACTGTCTGCCCTCCGCAGCGAAGCACAGAAAGCCTTCGATGACGTGAGGTTCTACAGCCAGGAACTCGACACCGTGTATCAGACGGCCCAGCAGCAGCGTCAGCAGACGCTTCGCCAGCAGGCCATTGAGGCGCACAAGGTCCTGAACGACCCTGAGAAGGGTATTAAGGGCTGGTCGCAGGCCTTGTACGACGAGATCCGTTACTTCGCCATCGGAAATGGTATCGACGCGAATTTCGTTAACGAGATCACCGATCCTGCCGCCATCAAGCTGATCCACAAAGCCATGCTGTTCGACAAGGGTCAGAAGGCTCTTGAGAAGACCACGAAGGTCATCAAGACCCCCAAGAAGATCCTCAAGTCTGGCAGCACTGAAACCTCTAACAAAGCAAAGCCTGACAAGAGTGCAGCGGCCAAGGAAGCCCTCGCTCGTACTGGCTCGGTCGATGCTGCGACTGAATTGTTCTTCTCGCGCATCATTGGCTAAACAACTCGTTCTCTAAGGAAATTTTGTAAGCAATGGCTTCGTTTACCTCGTATGACGTTGTCGGTAAGAAGGAAGATATCTCCGACATCATCACCATGATCTCCCCGACCAAGACCCCGTTCACCACGCTTGTGGGCGAGGAAAAGGTCTGGAATACTCTGTTCCAGTGGCAGGAAGACTCGCTGGCCTCCCCGAACACCTCGAACGCCTTCGTTGATGGCTTCGTTGCTTCGGATGCTGCGCCGGTCGCTACTGTCATGCGCAACAACTATACGCAGATCCTCAGCAAGACCGTCAACGTCGCTGCGACCACCGATGCGGTGTCGCGCTACGGTCGTGCGAAGGAAATTGCCTATCAGCTCGGCAAGTACTCGGCTGAGGTCAAGCGTGACCTTGAGGCTATCATGCTGAGCGGTCAGACCGCCGCTGCTGGCTCGACCTCGGTCGCCCGCACGATGGCCTCATATCAGGCGATGGTCGACTCCTCGCTCCTGATTAAGACGGGCGGCGCTGACGTGACCATGACCGAAACGGTCCTGATGACCACGCTGAATAGCCTCTACGTGAACGGTGCGGACCCCTCGGTCCTCATGGTTCCCCCGGCTGAGGCTATCACCATCGCCAACTACGCGGCGGCTGCTGGTCGTTACCGCACCCTCCAGACGGGTACTCGCAACTCGCAAGACTCTATCGTCAACGTGATCGACCTCTATGTCTCGCCCTATGGCGAGATCAAGGTCATCCTGAACCGCTTCCAGCTTGCGACCGACTACCTGATCTTCGAGCCGGAAATGTGGAAGCGCCAGGTCCTTCGCCCGTGGTCCCGCGAGACCCTGGCCAAGGTTGGCGACTCGACCCGCATGATGATTGTAGGCGAGTTCTCGCTGAAGCACCGCAACTACTTCGCGTCCGCTATCGTTCGCAAGTCTGCGTAATATACCTTGGGGGAGGGGCTATATGCCTCTCCCTCTTTTACCTTCTGATTGCTAGATGAAACTGATCGACCCCCTTATCGAATTTATGGACGGTGGCCAGGACCACCAGCTTGTCATCAAGCAGGCCCAAGAGATTCCCACTGATTTCCTAGACAGCCTCAAAGAGGCGCGGCTTGAGTCCACTCGCCGCCCTATGGGTGACTTCCATCGCTTTGCGTCCATTCCGACCGCTGTGGTCGAGAAGTGGAAACGCGAGGGCTTCGACGTGATGAAAGAGTCGGCCCGAAGCATCATCCTGAAGCTCAAGTCTGAGGATCTAGACGCCTTCATTACCACCAACAAGGTTATCTAATGTCCATTACGAACACCTATGACGTGTCGTACTCGTCGCAGGCTCCTGTTTACTATCAGGTGACGGTTGGTAACACTGCGAAGAGCCTTTCGGGACTCAGCGTTCCCGTCCCTCCGTGGGCTACCATCGCCTTCATTACGCCTGAGACCGGCTCCCTGCGTTACCGCTGCGACGGTACGGCTCCGACCTCCACGGTTGGTCAGCCTATCGCTTCCGGTCAGGCGTGGTCCATTCAGGGTCATAAGGCGCTCGCCGCCCTCCAGCTTATCGCTGCTTCCAACACGACCGTTTCCGTCGAGTTTCGAGGTTAAGAATGGCGCTGCCCCTTATTCCCGCTGCACCCTTTAATGTCTCCAATTTGCCGCGCATTGGCCGTCGACTGGCCGCTTTCGGAGACAGCAAGGTCGCTCTTGGCTGGATCACTCCCAGCCCTCAACCGGCTGGCGCGCAGTACGCGGTCATGCAGCAGGCGAATGTGGGGTTCCTTAACTGGACCAATCGCCTCCTCGGCCAGTACTTCACGCCCCTCCAGAACTTCGGCGTCTCTGGCTATGATACCAGCCAGCTTCTCGCCAACACCTTTCCAAACCTTGTGGCCGCTGTATCCACCTACGATACCGTGTGGATCGACGTGGGTGTCAATGA